TTCCATAATTCCCTGAACAAAAGCATCAGGAGCAGAAGGATCGGCAACGATATCTGCTGCAGTTGCAAGCATGAAATCTTCACCAACGATTTTGTGTCCTTCGGTAGTCATTGAAAGTGATCCAACACCACGAGAAGAAACGCCAAGCATAACTCCCTCACTAATGAGAGATTTTGCAATCTTACCCATTGGAGTTTCAAGAAGTTGTGCCTTACCAATAAAATTGCTTCCTCTTTGTTCAAGGGAAACAATTTTATGGGAAACACGATCAAGATTAACGGTAGGACCATCAGGATGTCCAAGTTCTCCAAGAGCACGTCCTTTATTTACAAACGATTCGTTGTAACGATTGACTTCTCTCGCCAAAGTTTTCATTGGATACATTCTTCCATTGCGATTGCAAATGTCTCCTTGAAGGAAAATACCTTCAATATACATTTTCTTGGAAGCACCAGATCCTTCTACAATGAACTTAACCTTTTGAACTTCTTCGGTAATTAGTTTCATTTGTTTATGCGTCTCCAGCGATTTGAACTTGTTGATAATATAAAGCTCCTGCTCCGGTTCCGTATGCAGAAATTTTTATAGATTTTCTCAAATCTCCATCTGTATTAAATGCGGTTACAATTCCTGTAGTATTTGTTCCGATACTAACTCTAGTAGAATAGTATCCAGCAACTCCACTTGTTGCATCAACTGCTGTAACAGGTTGGTGAGTAAAATTATAATATGGCTGCCCGACAGAAGTTAAAGATACATAATCTCCAACTACGAATGGAGATCCAGTTCCTGATGGAAAATCAAGTATGGTTGTAGCTCCTGTAGTAATTCCAGAAACTCTTTGTGATGCTGGACTTAATGCAAGAACTGCAGTTCCTGTTGCCGGAACATAATAATCTGTTGCTGATGCTGTTGGATTTGTTCCAATTGCAACAAAGGCTCCAGCAGTTGCTACAACTCTCAGTGCTTTTGATTGAACTGATAATGTAGATGAAGTTGTTGCAGCCCCAGAAGTAATTGTAATGGAACTACCAAGACCAACGGGTTTATGTACTGTCATTATTCTTGATCCTCGTATGATGGTTCATTACCAAACATAGATGTAGCAACTGAAGGACGAGCAGAATCAATTCTTTCTGCTGCTTTAGTATAAAGAATGTTTTTAATCGTATCTGTAATATCAGATGCTGATGAATCAGTTGCAATCAAATCGATAAGATCTTCCATGAGATTTTGATATAAATGTGCTAGAAACTATTTATATCTGTGGATTATTGGGTTCTGGAACTTGAGTTGCTGCTCCATCAATTCCAGGTTCTTGGGGGACATTTCCTAAAAGATTTTGATCTGCAGTTGCTGGAACTTCTTGTGCTGGTAATGGTTCTCCTGTAATAGGATCAATTGTTGCAGGATTTGGAATAATGCCTTTTTCAATTTCATCTCTAATTTGATCATCAATTTCAATGATTTCAGAATCTGTCTGACGAAGAACTTTTCTTCTTACATATTCATTTGAATAGAATTTACCAATATAAGGTTCAATTTGTGCAAGATTAGTTAATCTATTAGTTAGAAGTTCAGATTCTTTTAATTCTGCAAAATGATTATCATAAAGGAAATCATACTGAATGTGATCAGACATGATTGTCCAATCTTCTGGACTTACAATGTTCTTAAGAATTAATTGAGTACGGAGCATATCCGTAAACATATTTGCAAATCTTTTTCTTAGCCTTCCTACAAATTTGGTAAATTTAAGTTCATCTCTCAGAATTTCAGATGAACGCCCTAAGTTAAATCCACCATCGCTTGCAATTCTGGATTCTGGAACATTCAATGCTCTATAGAGTTTCTTTTGGAAATATTCAATATCTTGAAGTTCTCCAAGATTTTGTCCACCAGGAAGAGTGGTAATTTCTGTTCCTCTACCACCTTCACGGCGAGGAAGCCAGAAATCTTCCATCATACTCATGAACTTACGATCATCACGAACTTCACCAGTTGATCCATCATAGATAAGTTTATTTCTATAACGAGACATAGTTTCTTTCAGATATTGCTCTGCCTTGATCTTAGGAAGATTGCCAACATCAATATAAAAAATTCTACGTTCTGGAGCACGAGAAAGACGATAGATTACAAGAGAATCTTCAATCATCCTCAATTGATTGAGTGCTTTAATTGCTTTATGAAGATAAGAAAGAACTGTTCCTTTATTCCTATCCACAAGACCGGAAGTGCAATAAGTAACTGAATCTTTTGCAATTTTAACAGCTTTTTGAGCACCACCACCAGCCAGCATTCCTGAAGGATATGCTGCTGATGGAGTATATAAGAAAAATTCTTCAATTTCTGGATTGAAAATCTTTTGATTTTCTCCTACTTTGTTATAATTGAATAGCTCTTTATTTTTTTGTTGCTTCTCTTGGCGAACATACCTCATCTTCATTGGATCAATATACCTCAGATCCATGATCCCATCTTGAGGTCTATCAACATCAATGACTTTTAAGTAATATAATCTTCCGTCAGTATACCAATTCCTAAAAATTTCATGGGCTTTTTTATCAAAGTCCATGATTTCTTTTAAATATTTAAATTCCTTTCTTATTGTGCTCTTTAACTTATCACTAGCATTTAAATTTGATAATTCAATTTCAATTGGAGAATCGTAAAGATCACTTACAATGGCTTCATTTACAACATCTTCTACGGCATTATCACATTCTGGATGCAAAACCATTTCACGATATCTTTTGATCAGATCAAATTCTGTTCTATAGATACCTTCAATATCAACATATTGTCCATAAAATCCACCGCTAATAAAATTATCAACCCCGTCCTCATTATTAGGAGGAACGGGGGAAATAACGGATTTAGATTTTAACCTATCATCACTATCATCAATTGAAAACCCAAAAAGTTTTGTTGCCGCCATTTTATAATATTGTCTTGTTTTACCTATTTATCAGTTCACATCAGAGCCGCCTGCAGCAGCACCATCACCCTTAATAGCTTCCCACCAGAGAACTTGGAATTCACAAGTAAACTCTTCAATGTTATCTGTAGTTTCGTAAGAAAGGGGAATTGCCGAAATTGAAGTTGGGAACAGATCATACATGTGATATGCTCTTAATGTAGAGCCATCACGATCTAACTGATAAACAAAAGCATCTGCCTGATAAAGTGCTGGATCAGTTACTCCAGTATTATCAGAAAGGCGATTGATTGAATTCATCCAAACTTCTAAAGCAGAACGAATTGCAAAATCAGTGTCGTTAATAACGGTAACCGTCCAGGTTTCAAACGTTCTGTCTCCAGCAACTTTTAAAATTCTTCCACGGAATGGGACGTTAATTGGTCCAATTTGTGAAGGAGGTAAAGCTGCTGCCTTAACTAAGAATCTTGATTTATCTAGAGTATTAGTATCGGTAGGGGCAGAAGTTGGGAAAGAAAGAACAACTTCAAAGAGGTTAGGTCTGGTGCCACCACCAGTTAACTTACTTTTGAAGTCAGTAATCTTTCTTAAAGGGGGTGGATTAAGTTGATTGTAAGTTGACATCTTTTTTTAACCTCTAGTTAATTAGAATTTACCAATAACTTCTTCGAAAGCAACACCAGTTCTGGTGGCAACAAAAGTAAGACCGATGAAGTTAATCGATCTTGCTGGTTTAATGTATATATCAGCAACGAATTCATTTGCATCAATTACTGCAGCAGTATTATTTGAGGTATCACAAATTACGACAAAATCATAAATACCTCTTTTTGCCTGAACATCTCGTAAGAAAGGTTCAACAATATTCACGAAATCAGTTCTTGTGATTGAATCGTTAAATTCAAACAGTTTATCTTTTGCAGCTTTAGTGATTACTTGCTCAAGATAGATGAACAATCTACGAACATTAATTCTATCAAATGCAGTAATATATCCAGCAGCGGTTTTATCTCCAAAAAGAATAATTCCGGCACCTGGAGAGAAGATAATTGGATTAATTCTATTTGTATAAAGACGATCTCTCTGGGCACGAGTTGGATTATATGCCAACTTAACAGCATTTAAAATTGAACCTCTTGAGGTTCCTGCTGGAGAATACCATGGGAAGTTATTTGCATCATTACGAGCACAAAGACCTGCAATATCTCCATTCATTGGAATATATCTGAAGGTATTTGAATACCTATCATACATGTATTTGTATGTGCTATCAATTACTGCATAAGTTGAAGATGGAATTGATGCTTGATAAGAAATTAGATTATCAGTAATTGTAGAATCAGAATTTACTGTTACTGATCCAGTAGAAGTATCATTTAAAAATGCTTTTCTATATGGAGAAATAAATGCAACAGCATCCTTTCTTTCTTCTGCAACGGCAATTAACTGAGAAGCAAGTGCTTGTGCAGTTGGTTGATCATAATTTGCAGAACCCATTAACAAGAAATTAATTTGATAAAGTTCACTATTAATGAATTTTTGATATCCAGAAGTTAAACTCGCAAGCGTTGCAGTTAATGCACCAGAGGTTTGTGTTGCTGTATTTATTCCAGCGGTACCGTTATAATCTAAACCACCAGAAAGGGTATAAGTATTTGATCCAGCACCACCAAATACAATATTATTTGTATTTTGATCCCAGTTTCCTGTAGATGTAATGTATCCTCCAGGAGTTGTAAAGTTAGTTGCTACAATACCAGATGGTTGAGATCCACCAAAAATGTAATTTGAATTTGTTGCAAGATATTTTCTCCAATAAGATGGAGCACCTACAGAGAATTCTGCATCAACTCCCTTGGAAATGGAAAGATGCTTTTCAAGAATAGTTCCCGCATTTCCAGTAATTGTTCCGCCATCATCAATTACAACAATATTTAATTGATCAAATCTTGATCCTCTAGCTGCAGCATAGGAAGAAGTTACTGGTCGAGAAGCAATGCTATTCCAAGCAATTGTAGAATTGGTTAGTGAAATTGTTTGCTGATCATACCAATCAACAACAGAACTAGGAGTAACTGTTGCAACTCCAATTGAACTGTTATTAATGAAAGAAATATTAGATGATGAATTAAATGCGTATGTTCCTGATGGTTGATAATCAACGTTTGTTACTGTATTTCCAGTAGAAACTTGAGATAAAATCTTTACAGAAACTGTTCCCGAATTAACTTGGGTAACAATACCTTTTAAATATCCACTCAGAGTTGTGGTTGATCCAACTCCAGGAAGAGTTCCAGTAAGTGCTTGTGTTACACCATATCCAACAAAAATACCAGTTGTTGAAGCTAAGCTTACAATTTGATCTGCTAATCCATCAATAAGAGCAACTTTAATTCCATTTGCCCATGATCCTGGATTGTTAGCACATACAGTTACGTTAGTAATTGTATTTACATCATATCCAAGATTATTATAATCGGTTAAACTTTTAATTTTGATACTTGATGCTGTTCCAACAAATGCATTTTTAAGGTCTGAATCATCAGATCTTACAACTTGTAATTGACCACCATATGCTAAGTAGGATGAAGCAACCATCCAGTGCTCATAGTGTTTATCTACTGAATATGGTTGCCCAAAAATGTTTAGTAAATCGTTTTCGCTTCCAACTATGGTTGGAACGTCGGTTGGTCCTTGTGCAAAAGGTGCAACAATAGCTCCAATTCCAGTAGTTGCTGGAGCGATGCCACCTTTTGTTAAATCAATTTCCTTTACTACAATTCCAGGAGATGCTAAATTTAGCGCCATCTGTATTCCTCTACAATTCCAGAAT